GGTATGCCGACTACGAGACGTTTGAGACTTTGGAGGATGCCCAGAAGAATCTTGTCGAGTTGGCGGGGACGTATCCGTGGAACCGATACGTGTTGGCGAAAATTATTGGTGAGCAGTTGCCAGCGAAGGAACGTCCTCCGCATGGTTCCGTCACAGTCACGGGTGGCTCTGGATCGGGCGCGACGTGCGTGCCAACAATTGTAGACGGCGTGATCACGGCAGTGACCATCACCGCGCCATGACCCCCACTCGCCTAACCGAAATGGGTCGCGCGCTCTACGGGGAAATGTGGCAGTCCGCAACTGCTCGGGCGCTCGGGCGGCACGATCGGACGGTGAGGCACTGGATTAGCGGGACGTGGCCGATACCTGATTGGGTTGAGAGCGAGATGGTCCGGCTTCTTGGCGAGAACGCGAAACGGATTGAACGGCTGACGGCAGGAGAGTGAGAGAATGAACGATATAGAGACGGCGGGGCGGGCTAGCGCGGCGCAGGGAGGGCGGAATATAGGCGCCAGTGCGGCGGCCGGGATGGGTTGGTCTCCCGGCCAACAATCAGGTATCGACCAGTTCGCTGAGCAAGTGAGAATACAAGCTCAGACGCGGCGCCACACTGCGCTGGACGTCGCGATGAGAAACGGCCAATGGCAGCAGGATGTGGATGCGCTCATCCGCGCCGCCGCCAAGATCGAAGCCTACCTACGTGACGGCACAACAGGAGACGAAAAATGAGTGATTCAAACGCACCACTACCGGCCGTTAACCCAATGACGGGCGAGGACGCCAGGCCGTGGCACGGGACGGCCAACCCACTTGAGGCCCTGTGGCTCCACTTCACGGCGGAGATCGCAAAGTTGAGCGGCAAGACGCCCGCTAATCCTGCGGCCGATGCAGCGGCAGCGAAAGAAGCGGCGGACAAGAAGATCGCCGACGACGCCACCGCTCGTGAAAAGCAGGACGAGGCCGATCGCCAGGCGGCCTTGGCAGCGCCACCGGTTGCTCCGGCGGGCTGAGTTGTGCCGCTAAAATCGGGGGCCTCGGATGCGACGCGCTCGGCCAACATAGCCGAAATGCGCCGCGCCGGGCATCCGCGCGCGCAAAGCATCGCGGCTGCGTATGCCCAGCAACGGAAGTCGAAGCGCGGCAAGCGGCGTTCCAAGAGGGCCTGATGGACATCCCGCCGCCAGACCGCACCGTCATGGACATGCAGATGCAAGGCATCGTCATAGACGGTATCGTGTTTGCAGGCATCTTGGTGGCGGTGCTTGTTCTGGCTGTCTTCTGGGTTCCCGACTTACCGCAGATGGTGGCCGCAATCTTTACCAAATAGGAGCAACGAACATGGCTGAAACCAAACCCGAAACGAAACACATCATCATCACCCGACCCGTCGGCGTCTGCGATCGGGGCGAGAAGGCTGAGCCGGCGTGGCGGTCTGATAGCCCCGATTTCAAGCTGAACAAGCAGGGGCGGGCTGGGTGATGGCTTGCGGTCGGCCGCATAAAGGGCGGGGTGGGAGGCGGTGACCACCGCCAGCCGCCCTACTTGCGTTCATTGCGCTAACGGCCACGCCCCTACGCGGCGGGTTGAGACTGGCGAGTGGCAGCACACATGGTCCACCGTCGTCGCCCGCCCTGACGGCTCGGTAGGTCCGGCAGGAACGCGGTTCTCGGTGGTGCTTTGCGTGGAGAAGAACGTGGGTGTGCGGAGGGTTGGGGGATGAGGCTGTCGGGTGCGTGGTTCAAGTTGGCGGACGATAGGGGTGTGTATATCGGGCTGTTGATGGTGCCAGAGGATGTGTCTGACGCGTTCGAGAAGAAACACGAACGTTCCGTTCAACGCTATCGCAGACCACGCATGCCTAGATTTTTTACAGACCACGTGACGATGAGTAACACCATTGAAATATCGCCATTTATTATCACTGAATGCTGGAAGATAGAGAGCATGGATATGCTGACTCTCATAATGATCACACCAGAGGAAATCAGCGCCGAACCCGGCTTCGCGTTCCTGCCTAGCGCGGAATATCTGCGGCGGCCGGTGGTGGCACCGCCAGCTCCGGAAGCTAAACCAGTGCCAAGCGGGAAGTTTCTGGCGGCGGCCAGGGAGGTTGCGGGATGAGCATTGAGAACGAGCTGAACGAGGTCACCCGCCGATTGTTGGAGAATGTCGCTCATGGCACCATGGCCGAACTCTACGGCGCCAATTCGTTTCTGAGGATATTGCAGGAGAATGCCATGAGCGGCGCAGAAGGAACGGCGGCGCCGGCAGTAATGGCTGCGGTTGCTGGTGAACTCCGACCGCCGCCGGAGCATGCCGACAAGACCTATCACTGGCTGCTGGACATACCCACAAACACGCCGGAGCCTTGGGAATGGTGTGATGGCTCATGGCTGGCTCATGGTGATGCCCGGGCTATGTCGGCAGCCGAGACGTCGGAATATCGCTACCTTGGCCCGGCAGAGTGGCGCGACGAATCGGAAGGCCGAGCTATGGCTGGGCATCGCGTCTGGTGGCCCGACGAGTTGGGACCGCCGCTATTCGACGGCGAACCAGGGCAACGCGTCTTACACGAAACGACCCGCATCGCCGAGCTAGAGGCAGAGAACCGTAAGCTGCGCGATTATGCCGAGATGCACCGCGCGGGCCACACTCTCGCCCAATGGCCTCTTCTGACCGGTAACTCGGGGCCTGTCGTCGTCGCATTCGACCCCTGCACCGGCGGCCCAGTAGACGATCCCAAGCCCGCGACGTTCAATGTACCAGCGACGCATGACGATGCACCGATTGACTCTAGGTATGTCACGCCCATTGCTCTGCCGGCCCAAATAAGCGACGATCCCGCGCCGACCAACCCCACCGACGCAATCCACCAGGAAGTCGAGCGCGTCATCGGCCACATCGCTGGCGGCAAGGTAAACCAGCCGGCCCGCAAGGCTCTGCGCGGCGCGCTAGACAAGGCTGAGGCCCCGCCGCAGGGCCGCGCTGCCAGTGACGCCGCGATTGGGCGTATCGCGAAGATGGAGAGTGCGGCGCCATTGCCGATGGGGGTTTGGCGGTGACTCTGATAGCCGTAAAGGACGGCGTAATGGCTGCCGATAGCGCTGAGATATCAGGATCGCTATTTTCGATGTGCGTATTTCCAAAGATACTTCGCCTGCAAGACGGCACGTTAGCTGGCATGTCTGGGTTCACCGCCGATTGCTGGCTGGCGATGGAGTGGCTTAGAGAGGGCAGACCAGAAAAGCAGCCGGCATTCTTATCCGACGCGGAAGGAGACAACTCGCTAGATATCCTGCTTCTGAAACCAGACGGCACACTTTGGCGAAACTCAAAAGGCGTATCTGGGTTCGTGCCAGAAGGTAAGATTTCGGTGATAGGTAGTCAGTCCGCCTGCATTGTCGCGGAGACCGCAATGCGGCTCGGCAGGTCAGCGGAGGAAGCCGTCCAGTTGGCATGTAATATGGTGGTCAATATACGCGGTCCCGTTCAAGTCGAACATCTCCACCCCGCACTCTCGGAGGCGGCGGAATGAACATCGAGGCGCGCAATCAATCGATATCATTCCACAATAAGGCGATAGAAGTAGTCAAGTCGGACACGCAACTCGCCTATCGCTTGCTTTGTAGCGCTACAGTCGCCGATCCCACGATGGCTGTGGGCTGGTACGCCATGGGGAATGCGCTGGCCGATCTACACCAACTGCCGGCGTCCATCTCGGCATTCCGACGCTGCCTGGAATGCCCCACCGGCGACGAGAAAGGCGACCTGACGCCAGAACTGCAAGCCAAGGCGATGGTCAACCTTGGGCATCGTCTGGTAAATAATGGCCAGATAGACGAGGCTGAGACGGTCGCACGAGATGCAATCAAGTTGCTGGAGGCCGATCCGACACTAGATCAGGAAGGTCGCGCGTTCGCGTGGACGAACCTGTCCTTGGCGCTGTCCATACAGGGAAAGATCGGTGAGTCCCTAGAATACGCCAAGATGGCGTTCGAGATGTCCAAGGAGCCGATCATTGAAACTGGCCTGGCGTTTGCTCACCTGTTTGCCGGCGATTACGCGGAGGGGTTGAGGCATTTCCACTCGCGATTCGCCTACAGAATCCCCCAGTTCCTTTCTATGCCGTATATCAAGTGGGACGGCGAGACCGGCGTGGAATTGCTGGTCGAGGCTGACCAGGGTGCTGGGGATACTTTGAGTTTTGCGCGGTTCATCTCCGCCGCATCCAAGCGCGTCAAGAAGCTGATATTCCGCGTGCAGCCTGAAATCCTCCGCATGATGACATCGGCGTTCTCTGGGCTGAAGAACGTCGAGGTTATCCCGCAGTCGCCGACGTTTCCGATCGCGGCGTATTGGTGCCCGGTTGTCAGTCTTCCTGATGCTCTTGGCCTTACAACGGAGCAAATACGGGATCAACGGCAGGTGTGGGAGATGCCGCCATGCCGGTCTGGTGTTCCGCAAGGATGGAAGATACCAGGACGGTTCAACATCGCGATTGCTTATGCCGGCAGTCCGATGAACGATATAGATAAGTATCGGTCTATCCCCGTAACCGAGTTTTTGGCGCTGTATCAGGTGCCTGGCATTCAAATTTACAGTGTCCAGGTTGGGGAGCGCGTGAAGGATCTTCATGACGCTGGGTGTGCTTCGTTAATCCGCGATCTTTCCAACTGGATCAAGGATTCAACCGATACGGTGGCGATCTTGCGCGAGGTCGATCTCGTTATCTCGTGCGAGTCTTTCGTTGCGCATCTAGCGGCTGCGACTGGCATCGAATGCTGGGTTCCGCTGTCTAGGCTTGGCGGCGATTATAGAATGGGTCGCGTAGGTCATCAGGCTCTTTGGTATCCCAAGACAAAGATCATGAGGCAGGGTCTAGATTGTTCTTGGGGACCTGTGTTTGATAGGATGGTCATAGCTCTTACCGAGAAAACTACTAAGCGCGACGGTCCTATAACTATTTTGGGACAAGTAGCAAAAGTTATGACGTATGATATGGCTGCGTCACTATGGAACTACGACCCAGAAAGCGGTTTGTTCACATGGAGAGTAAAGCCGAATAAGTATGGGAAAGGTCGTATTGGAGGAGTTGTTGGTCATAAAACTACAGGGGGTTACATTGATCTGAGAGTCTCCAGGGTTCGGTATGCCGCCCATAGGGTTGCGTGGCTTCTCATGACAGGTGAGTGGCCCAGCCATGAAATTGACCACGTGAATAGAGACGGAATGGATAATAGATGGGTCAATCTAAGGAAGGCGTCTAGGGAACAGAACTGCGCAAATAAGTCCTTCGTGATAGGACGAAGCGGGTTCAGGGGTGTAACAGAAGAGCGCTCTGGAAACTGGACGGCGAAGTTAAGCGTGTCCCAAAAGGACGTCCATCTGGGGACATTCCCGTCAGCAACAGATGCCGCCATCGCATATGATGCCGGCGCCACTAAACACTTTGGTAAATTTGCAGTTCTCAATTTCCCCGACGGGCCGCCAGATAGGCCGGAAGACGAGCCAGAAGAAGATGCCGCAGGGTAACTCCGTCGCAGTCCCAGGCTACGACTTCTCCGGCGTGGCGGACCGCGCGCGTCAGATGCGTGCCTACGACGCCCTACCAGTGACGGTCCGCCGCGCTCTAGACGAAGCGCCATTCGAGATTTGCTGCGTTGCGACGCTGGCATTTTATCGCGAGCATAACGCCCGCGACACCGTGAAGGAAGTCCGAGACAGCGGCCAGGTATTCGTCAAGGCGGCAGGAGGGATGGAATGCTCAATGATACCCAGTTCTTCATCGCGCACCCGGATCGCCTCACGCGGATCAGGCTGCCGAACCCTAACGAGGAAGAGTTCGCGTTTGCTTCTCTTGGCTCCCACCGTGCCGACCGTCGCAGAATACTGATCCAGCGTGTGCCCGATGGGCCGCATCGGGGGATGCTAATGCCTATCCCATTCGTTCTTTTCAGCGATGAATCGGTTGAGGACACCGATGCCGTCCTGCTGCCTGTGATACGGGAAATCATGCTGAATGCGGCTAAGGCGAACGATAATGTAAGGCGCCGATAATGTTGTGGGCCAGTAAACACGTCAGCGTCGAATGGTCAACGTGGTGCCGAGGTGTCGCTGTTTGGGTCCCATGGCGCCCGCGTCACAAGCCTGCTGTCTATATGTTCTGGTGTAAAACTCGCGGCAAGTGGAGGCGGTTCTTCAAATGATTACGGACCGCGAGGCCGTTGCACTTGAGATTATGCGAACAGACGATCTCATGGCAGTCGGCCACTGGGAAGAGACGATCAAGTCGCTGGTCGCCAAAGGATACGCGCGGCAAGTTACCGGTGTCTGGCACCGATCCACCCCAGCCGGCCAGGAAGCATTCGAAGCATTCGAGGCTGGCGAGTTGGCGGCCGTCCTAGGTGCGCAGAAGCCAGCAGATGACTTCGACGGATTGACGATAGAGGGTGAGGCCGAAGATGAGTGACCGTTTCTGCCGAGACTGCCGTCACGCGGAGCGCGAGGATGATGGGCGTTCGGTGCGGTTTGGCGGGCGTTGTCTGCATCTCCTAAGCAGGCAGCAACGCCCCAATGATCCGGTGACGGGCGAGCCATCCGAGATTGAATATCTGCAAATGAAATACCTACGGGCCATGGCCCCAGGTCGTCATTACACCGTCACTGGGAGCGATGTGAGAGGCCACCAATTCTGCGGCACGGAGGGCGCTTGGTGGGAACCTCTGTTCGCCAATCTCGCCGCGTTGGCAGTCTGGGCTGACCAGGTGGATGAGTGATGCTTGCCTGGATCGTCCTGCCTCTCATTCCCCCGATCTGCTACCTGATCGGATATTGCCACGGGAGGCGGTCTGTGTCGGGCAAGCTCGCAGATATGTCTGCCAGGATGTTGATCCTACGAGCGCGACGGGCGGCCAATCCCAAGACGTTCATTCATGAACTTGATGTGAGGCAGTGATGTCTATGCCGCCGATGCGATCTATTTATAGTTCACACGTAGACTCAGTTGGCTATTCAGCCGAGACGCAAGAGTTATACGTAACCTGGGATTCGGGCAAAACATCTGTGTACAGCGGCGTGCCACCGAAACTCGCGGACGAAGTGACCAACTCCTGGTCGGTCGGCAAGGCGCTGACGGAGCAGGTAAAACAGAATTTTCCACACCGATATGTCTAATCGCGTTTTACTGTTCGGAACTTCATATGTGGAGGGCCAACCGGCCCGCCACCTATTCACCCAATGGCTGGACCTAGTAACCAAGTTGAACCCGGACGCTGATATCCTCGTCGTGGATAGCGCGTCCCCCGACCTACCGGACACCGGCCGCGCCCGCGTCCTGCAACTCGGCGACAACATCGGGCACCTGACTAAGACGGGGCGCGACGGCTGGGGCAGGGCGTTCTGTGCAGGGCTACAGGAAGCTGTGGACGGACGGTATGACTGGGTGGTGCATATCGAGACGGACTTGCTGTTCTCCCATCCTGTGGCGGCCACACTGAACAAGATGGGCCGATCGGGGGTGAAGGTGGCGGCGCCCGTAGCGCATCCCTGGCAGTGGATGGAAACGGCTCTATGGTTCGCCGACACGTGGTGGGTGGAGAGATGCGATCTGGTCGAACGCTACGACTGGGAGAACGTCACCCCGACCGACTTCCCGGAAGTCAGGCTTGAGAAACTGACCGAGGGGGAAGTGTTCGCCCTACCGTTCCGGGGCTACAGGAACGATCTAGGTTCTGTGACGGCGCAGAACATGCGGCGCTATTTCCCGACAGGGATAGACTGGATTACACATGCCGATCCGGCAGTTTGCCGCGAGTTCTTGAGGATGAACGGGCTATGAGCGAGGCTACCGAACTACCGCCCTACGTCGTGGCAGGCGAGTGGAAAGACACTGAGTGGCACGCTCTGGCCAGCGATGCCGCTCGGCCGAAGTCCGAGGCGGAGTTGCGCCGGATAATCGCGGGTCCTCGCCGGCATCCCTACGGGCCGGAGGCTTATACAGTCATGATGGCCGGGGAGACGTTGATCTACCCTAGCAAAGAGGCGGCAGAGAGTGTCTGACGTCAGCCAAAAGACTATCATCGAACTGCTAGCCAACGTTACCGCAGTATCCGGTAGCGAACGGCCAGACTTCGCTATCGTGAACCCACGAGACTTCTGGTGTCTATGGCGCGGCCCAAGGTGGCGCTATCCGCTGCCTGAACTTAGATCGCTGGCGCGCACCAGACGGAAGCCGTTCTGGCAGCGCCGCAAGGTGTTCAATCCGACGCGCACATTTACGCAGGAGGCTTGGCGTGTCTGATGGTCTGATCGCCGAAATCAAGCGAGTCCCGGCCGGATGGGAATGGTTGTTGCGAAGTTGCGACGACGGGAGGTTTTTCGCGAACGTCCACGCTCCGGGATGCCTTAGCTACTGCACAGTTAACGCAGACCTGACTTCCTCATCCAGCACTACAAAACCGCTCTTCCGGCGCTACGGCGGAACGCCAGAGGAAGCGATGCGACACGCTGTCAATGCGGCCCTTCTTGCGATTGCTATCGGGTTTGGTGACTTTGAACTAGAAAGGCCGGACTGGCTCATCGAGCCGCAGACTGGATGTGATGATGTCTGACCTAGACGCACCCCCACCCCCAGACCACGCAGCGCCGTTCCTCGCGATGGCCGCCAAGATCACAACCAACCGAGACAACGGATTTGCCGGCGCGTTCGTGATAGTTGGGCCTGGTGGGGAGGTTGAGGCGACGCTGATTCTGGACGGATCTCCTAATGTTGCGGCGTTCTGGAGTCTGATAGCAACGAAAAGCCAGATCGCGATTGCCGAGGCGGAGGCCAATCAGCAAGCTGCTCAGGGCGGTGGGTTTGGGTATGGGGGAGGGAGGCGGTGAGCGTTGGCATCCACTGGCAGCCAGTAAAGTCTGACGGCACAAGGGTTCGCGGGCAGTCTCGTGTTGTGGCGCAGATTAAGGCTGCGTTCGGCCGCTTCCCCCTCGATATGACGGAAACTGACTTGCCGAAGTTGGAAGCTATGGCCGTGGTCGATCCAGAAGGCCCGTGGTCGGAGTTTGTTGAGGCCATCCAGAAGGTCGGCGACATTCATGTGTGGGGCGAGTATTGATGCAAAAGTGGGATGATATATCAGGGCAGAGGTTCGGCCTTTTGACTGCTGTGAGTAAAGCTCCATCCGGGCCAAGATATAGAACTATGTGGCACTGTCGCTGCGATTGCGGCAAAGAGTACGTCACGGGTGCCAACAACCTGAAGTCTGGGAATACCCAAAGTTGCGGGTGCGCTCCTAAAAAACCCAGGAAGCCAGAGTTACTGCTCGATCTTATAGGTGATGTCTATGGGCGCCTTACGGTTCTTTGGTGCGTCGGCCCAGTGCCTAATGGCCGAATTAGAGAGTGGATGTGTAGGTGCTCGTGCGGCAAGGAAATACAGGTTGCCCAAAACAACCTTCGATCTGGCAACACGGAAAGTTGCGGTTGCTACAAGCGCGAACTGACGGTCGCCAGAAATACGAGGCACGGAGAGTCTGTTGGCGGGAAATGGTCTCCAGAATTCGCTACATATAAGTCAATGATATCCAGATGTTATCATTCAGGCGCCAGCGGATACCACCTCTATGGAGGTAGAGGTATCGGCGTATGCGACCAGTGGCGTGGCGATGGTGGCTATGCGCAGTTTCTATCTGATATGGGGCGGCGCCCAACGCCAAACCATAGCTTAGATAAAATCGACAACGATAAGAACTATAGCCCGTCAAATTGTCGATGGGCTACAACAAAACAACAAGGGAACAACAGAAGGAACAATCAGGTCATCTATTGGAAAGGCGAGAGAATGACTATCACCCAGGCGGCAGAAAAAGAGGGCGTGAAATATGAGCTAGTAAGAAGCCGCATCGTTGATCGGGGTTGGTCGGCAGAAGAAGCGATGAACCTCGCTGTGAGGACAAATCGCTATGGCTAAGTCAGGATGGAGTCCAGAATACGCCGATGAAGTGCGTCATCAGTTCTACAGCTTTCTTTCCTTTGTAGAAATAAAATCGAAAGAAAGCGCCGAGTCGTGGATGAAGTTAAGCCGCGACAACCTATACGGAGCGCAGACGACCGTTATAGATGGCATCTTCGAGGGCCTGGGGCGCGATAAGCACCATTTTCTCGTGCTCAAGAGCCGACAGTTAGGCGTCTCTACCATTATCCGGGCACTGATGCTGTTCTGGTTGGGTAAGTTTCCGATGACTGGTACTTTGTGCTTTGATAGCACGGCTCACCTAACAGATGCTCGTGCTGAGTTGATAGACATGCTAGAACGTCTACCAGAAAAGTTCAAGTTTCCACGTAAAGTCGGCGATAATAGATACGCTTTGACGCTTGACAACAGGTCTCGCGTCAATCTGGTGGCTGCTGGCGTAAAAGAGTCAAAAGGTGGCAACGCGCTGGGTGCGGGTTCCGCTATAGCGATGGCGCACCGTTCTGAGTTGTCGAATTACGGCAACATTGCTGGGATGGAGTCCTTCCGGCATTCTATGGCCAGAACCAATCCGAACCGTCTGTTCGTCGACGAGTCGACCGCGCGAGGATTTAATTACTGGCATGAATGCTGGACCGAAGCTGCCAATGACTCGGGATGTGTTAGATTGTTCTGCGGATGGTGGAGTCACAATAGGCAGTTAATTGAACGAGACGAGCCAGACTTCGAAAGATACGGCACGCCACCCTGCACCAAAGACGAAATTATGAAGATACGCGCCGTTAAGGCGCAGTATGGACATGAGATCACGCCAGAGCAACTCGCGTGGATAAGGCGAGAGATGAACCCCGCCGCGTCCACAGATGGCGACGCTGATCCAGATTTTACTGGGACATCGGAACGAGTCCAGGAACAGCCTTGGACTGAACAAGAGAGCTTTCAGCAAACAGGATCAGTATTCTTTGATCCACAGAGTCTTACGGACCAGTCGTCTAAGAACGTCAGCCGGAAATACAAAACTTATTCTTACGTAACCGGCACGGAGTTCACCGATTTCCGCGTCTTCCCATCCCCTAACGCCCGCTCAACGCAACTAAAAGTCTGGGAAGAGCCTGTCGAGGAATCAGTCTACGTCGTAGCCGCCGACGTTGCGTTCGGCCACAGCGAATATAACGACCGCAGCGCCGTCCAAGTCCTCCGCTGCTTCGCCGACGGTATCGATCAAGTGGCCGAGTATGCGTGGCCGCTGATCGATAGCCGACAGTTCGCGTGGGTCATCGCCTCGCTGGAAGGCTGGTATGCCGGCGACAAGTCTGAGGTCTATCGTATCGTGGAGATCAACGGCCCTGGTGAGGCGACGTGGCGGGAGCTAACCAGTCTACGCCATCAATTGCGGTTTGGATATTTCGGCAAGACCGGCGAAGAACGCGGTCTAGCGCGCATTCAGCAGAATGTGCGGAACTATATCTACACGCGATCGGATAGTATGTCGCAAGGTCAGGCGTACATGTGGAAAACGACTCAGCAGTTGAAGGTAGCTATCTTCGAGCGTCTTAGAGACTTCACCAATAACGGAATGCTCCGAGTCCGATCGCAAGACACGCTGGAGGAAATGCGAACCGTTGCGCGAGATGGAGACTCTATTGAGGCTCAAGGTTCGGCTAAAGACGATCGGGTATTTTCATTGGCGTTGGGCGTCCGAGCGTGGGACGAACGCGCCCGTCGTGGTCTGATCACAGCAAAGCGCACCAGAGAGTTCGAGACGGCAAGGCGCCGCCTATCTATCCAGGATCAGTTTCAGATGTATAACCAGAATCAGTTTGAAAGCTTCCTCGGCGGACAATCTGTCGCACGCCGTAGAGCATTGCAGGCGGCTCGCAAGCAGAGCTGGAGGTCTGGACGATGATCGGGCCTACCGCCTGTCCGTTTGTCGGCAAGTATGACCGAGAGAGATGCAGGTACCCGACCGGAGACTTCTGCCGCGTTCCTTGGTGCCAGAACTTCGACGCCAACCAACCAATCGTTCGCGCGGACCTTCGCGCCGTGGACGCGCCTCTGTGGACGCTTGCCATGGGGATGAGGATGGCTGGCGTCGCGCCAGTCGGTGTGGTCGGCGATCCGCCTCACGTCACGATCGAGCACGTCAAGGCGGCGCTATGCGCCATGTTGGCGCTAAAGCATCACGGGATGTGCATCGTGCGCCTTGGTCCGCCGCCCGCTGATGTCGGCGAATACTCGGTGAAGGGGTGCGTATGGTAGGTCTGTTGGTGTGGTCTCTTCTGTCGGTAGGTGTGGGTGCGGCGATCGTGTTGGCGCCCGCTGCGATTGATCTGTGGAGGAAAGGGTGACCCATTGGACCGTCGTGGAAACGGAGCGAGGTAAGCCAGAACATCCGGTCAATCCTGCGGGCAACCCGAGGCTGTTCGTGTTGCTACTTGGCGTTGATATGTGGCAGGAGCTTAGTCCCCGCCAGCCAACTAAACTGCCTGACTCCGACAGGTGGGGTATCCCGACCAGCTTTGCCCGAGTGGCTACGGATGCCGTTCGTCTGTGGCCGACGCCGGACGCGGCCTACTGGATTGGGGAGTGGTTGCCGTCATGACCAAAGCCTACACCTTCGCCTGCCCTGGCAACCCCGATCAGCGCAATCCATCGCTACGCGCCCCCCACCAGTTCACTCACCTGGCGCACCCAAGCTTGGAGCACGATCCGGTCCCACGCTACTGCCCCAAATGCGGACTCGATTCAGAGGACGAGGAACCCATCCCCGCCGTCACGTCCCCGCATATTGCGTTATCTATCAAGGGAGTAGTGGATAACCTGCATCGTGAAATGGAGGCCGGCGCCGAGTTTCGCGCCCAGAAGGCCCAGGAGCAATTCGGCCTGGACACAGCCGACGCAAACTCAATGAAGCTCGGCGACATGAAGGACGGCCTACGCGCTGGCGACACGTCCGACGTGCCGGTCCAAAACGACATCTCCCGTCTGATGACAGCGGCCCCCCCAGGAATGTTTGGGTTTCAGGGCGGCCAGGGTGTAGGCTACTCTGGACCCGTCTCCCAAGGCCCGTTCCCCAACATGGGCGCGCGGACCCAGAAGGCGGTTAGAGAGGCGCATGTGCAGAATACGGCTGACCCACGGCATGTCGGGCACAAGGTATCGTCGGTGCCGGCGTTGGAGACGACGCAACCGGGTTATAGGGTGCGGGTCCGATGATTGGTCGCCGAGGTTTGTTGGCTGGTTTAGGGGCGTCTCTAGCTACGCCGACTATCTTACGTGCCCCTGAGTTCGGTCGCCTCATGCCGGTAGCCCGGCATGTGTCATCCCCGTTTTTATGGGTTCCATGGACTGAATTCCATTCCATGGTGCCGATTGGTAAGCTTGGTTTTTGCAGGCAAGACCCACAAACTGGCGCGTGGCATGAATTCGGCCCAGGTAGCTATGTGTATGATACCATCGCAAGTTTGACGTGGCCTTATGGCGATGTGCGGATCGCTATACCAGCATGAGCGCCACCCAAACCGCCGAAATCATCCCCTTCGGAGAGCGTCGCCGCCAGAAATCCATGGCGAGCCGTCCAGAAGCCTTCGTCGAACTTCCATCCGACAACCGACAACTCGTCCGAGAGTGCATCAAGATCATCGAGACGTGCCGGTCCGATTCTGCGGCTCGCGCGGCCTACTACCGATCCCTCAACCAAGTCATTGAGACCGGCCGCTCGGACGGCTCCCGCTCGCTGCTCAACCTGCTCTACCGGATGGTGGACCGCCTCTCGTCGCTTCTGTTCTCTCCCACCGAAATCCGCTTCGCGATGGATTTCGAGAACGAATACGGCGATCAAATCCTGCAACGTGGCGCGGTGTCTGCGCGTCTGGTATCCCGCTCATGGGAGCGAACCAACACTGATATCCTATTCGCTCAGGGCGTATTCGAGAGCCTTAAATACGGCGCGGCGATCCTCAAGCAGGGCGTCCGTCAGGAAGGTCCTGACCGCCTTCCGGTCTATTCCAGCGGCCTGATCATGCCGTGGCAGTTCGGCGTCTACAAACCGTCCGTAGCCAGCCTTGATGCCCAGTCCGCGATGGTCGAGACGATCTATCTGACGATGCCAGAGGTGTGGCGCCGCATCTACCACATGCCGGACGCCAAGCAGTTGTTCGACCGGATCATGACGCACGCTGCACCGGGGTCATCGTCGGACATCAACAACAGCTTCTTCCATCAAGTCTTATCGACCTCGCAAATCCAGACCGGCATCGGCGGCCCCACGAGGCCCACGGTCGGCGGTATCGTGCAACTCAATCAGGACCCGACCTTCGGCGGCATCGGTCCCACGGACGCCGCGCTGGGCGTCATGATGCACGAGCTATGGATGTGGGGCGAGAACGACTACACCACGATCCAGATCATCGAGCCTGATATCCTGATAGCGCCCAGATATCGCCGATCGAACCTGCTAATCTCAGGAGGCGATTCCGGTCTGCATCCCTACACGCTGATCCAGCCGAACCAGACCCACGGAAGCATCTGGGGCCGGTCTGAGATTCAAGACCTGATCGCCCCCCAGGATTTCCTATCCACGACGGCCGCAGACATCCGTCGTCTGTTCGGCTTGCAGGTGGACAAGTTCCTCGCCCTAACTGGCGACGGCATCACCGACGAACAGTATGACGCGATGCGGCAAGCTGGGTTCCTCAACCTTGGCCCCGGAGGATCGGCACAGGATCTGACGCCGAATTTCCCCGCCGAGGCGTTGCCTTTGGTGGACAAGATCATCCAGCTCATGGAAATGATCAGCGGCTTCGACAACATGCTGTCAGGGCGCGGCGAGACTGGCGTCCGCTCCGGCGTGCAGGCCAATCCTATGATGAAGACGGCCGGCGCTCCTATCGGCGATCGTGCCCTGATCACGGAACGGCAGTGCGCTTCAGCGGCAGACCTGCAATTCCACGTCATGCAGGCTAAGGACGGCCGCAACTATTGGACGGATAGAGACCATCCCGAAGCCACATCGTTCCTTCTAGGCGACGTGCCAGACGATGGGAGGGTGGTGGTGGATGGCCACACCACATCGCCTATCTTCGCCAATGATCACCTGAACCTTCTGACGAACGGGTTGAAGGCCGGCGTGGTTGATCCTGAAAGCTACATTGAGCAGGCGCCGTTCCAGAACCGCGACATAATCCTAACCAGATTACGCGCGAAAGCAGCGAAGCAAGAGGCGATGATGAAGCAGTTGGAAGAGAAACACCCCGACGTTTACGCGAAGTTGCTTGAGCACAGCGGCGGGAAGAGGCGCTAAATCTTCGCGATCACCACAGCCTGATTTGCCGGTCCGATAAAGAACAGCGGCGAACCGCCAGACGCGTGACGCAACTCACGCCAGTTGTTGATCATTTCAGGGCTTGTGAGGTCTTCTATCACGTAAAGGCCACCAGATCGAAGATGCGGCCACTGGGCGCGGAAGGTCGCCATCTGGTCGGTGTAGCTGTGTGACCCATCGTCTATGATGACATCCGCTGTCCACGGCACAGATATAGGTTTGCACGAGTCAACGAGGATCGTAGTGATCCTCTCCTCGTCTGTGATCATGCAATCCGGCTGCGTGTCCAACCCGTAAATCATGGCGTTCGGCATCCAGTCACGCCAGGCCCTCAACGAACCTCCGGGACGATATCCAGGACCGCCGAACCCAACCATGTTTGACCATGCGTTAGGATTTAGCGTTCCGACGCCGATTTCCAGCAGCAGCTTTGTATCTTCTCGCCAGCGTCCTAGCAGGACTTCGTAGAAGTCGGCATATCCATGCGCCAGCTTATCTGTGCCGTATTTTTCAAAGAGAGGCGCCAGCCTCACCGCTCAGGACTCCAGTTCATTAGTTCATTGACCCATCCAACTACACCAACGTCGCGTTCGGTATCGGCCGCGACTTCCGCAACTCGCTTGGATTTCTTCGACGGCGGCGGAGGCTCAAAAGAAGGTCTGTTCGTCTTCACCCACTGATTCCAAACCTCCAGAAGTATGTAATAGCGTTTCGGATGATTGGGATGACGGTAGGAGACTTTCGTATCGTTTGGGTTGATGTGGATGCAAACCAGTTGCCGGCTAGGCGTCCGTGGATGATTGGCCGGACGATAGGTGCCGTGGCGGGGGAAGTCGGCGCGGGTGGTCACTCAATCACCGTCCGACTCGCCCACTCGGTAAATTCCTGGATCGGGAGCAACCAAAGTTTCCCCCGGCGTTTATATGGCGGCGGATTCGGCCCGCGTAACCGCTCGTAGAGGGACCGAACTGACATGCCGGCGAGATGGGCGCCGCGCTTCGGCGTCAGGTATTGTTCGGGGTCCGCCGCGCTGGGCTTGCTCATAACCGGCTGATACACCGTCTAATTAAGCCGCACAAGCTATTTACGCGTGGCACGCCGCAAAATCAGTTGCGACCCCGACCACAACCGGCGCCACTAGAAACGCCCAGACATTTACCAGTCTCCCGAGCCGGGTTCCGGTCCGGGTGGCGGCATAACGAGGAGCGCCTGGGCATCGTGCAACCCCAACGGAGGTTCTGTCATGAACATTCGCAATCGTCGGAAGTCTCACCGTCGTGGTCGCTGATCGCGTCCGCGCCAAGCGCAAGATGCACCGCAAGGGTCGGAAGTAACTCCGGCCCTTAGTCATGTCCGGAGCGCAAACGCCCGCACCGACGCCTGGTGCCCCGCCAACACCCCCGCCTGGGGGGCCTCAATCGGGTCAGCCGCCTATCGGCTCCTCCCCGGCCACAGGTCCATCTCAGAATCTCGGGAAGATGGCGCAAGGTATCCAGGCGGCGGGCGCCTTGCTTCAAGGCATGGCTATGGTGATGGCGATGGTCGGCCCCGAGACCCCTCTCGGGCAGGCTCTGAACAAGTCGATCGCCGATATCGGCAAGCATATCCCACCTGGGGCGTCCTCGCCGCAGGGCCAGAACAACTTCATGAAGCAGATGGCGCTGCGTCAGCAGCAGATGGCGCCTCATCAGGCCGCCGCTGGTGGGATGCAGAGACCGCCGGGGGCGCCGCCTCCTGGTGGTGCGCCACCGGGCGCTGCGGCAGCATAGGAAACGCAAAATGTCTGGAACGACGCCAACGCCTCCTACGCCGCCGACGCCTCCCGTTACCCCGCCAACGCCTCCCGTCATCCCGCCAGTCAAGCCAGTCGCGCCGAGCGCGCGCCTCGAAACGGCCCTCGAATACGCTGTGCAGATGCAGCATACCGAGACGCCGGATCAGGTTGTCACTCGCGCCATCTCCTACGCCCAGTTCCTCACGGGCAACTGGGAGAAGTTCGGGATCGTGCAGATTACCGTCGTTGATGGTGGGCAGGGTTACTCGACCGCCCCGACTGTCGTGTTCTCGGACGGTAGCGCACAGGCAGCCGCCACCGTGACCAACGGCGTGGTGACCAGCATCGCAGTCAAGAAGCCGGGCGTTTACGCGGTGCCGCCGACGATCACCATCACCGGTGGCGGTGGCAGTGGTGCGAGCGCCGTTGCGACGCTCGCCGAACCCGTTACTCCGTAGAAGGAACGTTACGATGGTGAACGTATTCCAAGATACTACAAAAAGCGTCCCCAAGTCCGACGAGCAGATCGTCCGCGTGGACATGGAACAGCTCGACATTGGCGGGCGCAAGTCGCACCTTCCGGCCGGCGAGAAGTCCGGCGATATGGCGATCGCGCACGTACCGAACGCCGGCAGCAAGGGCTAACCGGTGGCAACCCGCGAAATCGACGAGGCCGAATATCTAGCCAGCCGGGCGACAATCAGCGCCGTCAACGGAATGCTTGCCAACCCGGCATCGCGCAAGCTGCTACTCCAGGCTCGCAAGACCGCTGATCCGAATGCCGTCATCCCCGAGATCGACGCCGCTGCGCCGATCAACACGACGCTTGACGAAATCCGCGCCGCGATGGCAGCGGAGAAGGAAGCCGCCGCCGCCGAGCGCGCCGCTGCCCGCAAGGAGCGCGAGGAAGAGAAGGCCCAGGCTGCCGCCGAGAAGCAGGCGGCCGAGCAGGCCAAACTGGTTGCAGACTTCGAGGCCAACTGGACGCGGCAGAAGGCCGCGCTTCGCCAAGAGGGCTGGCGCGACGAGGGTATCGACGAGATTGTCGCGCACGCCGAGAAGAACGGCATCGCCGATCTGGAAATCGCCGCCGCGCACTGGGAGAAGCTTCACCCGCCCGCCGAACCGGTCCAGCCGAACTCGACCGGTTCGTGGGGCTTCATGGACAACATTCCGGATGACGACAAGTTCGTCAAAGCGATGATCGCGTCCAAGGGTGAGGATGAGAGCGCGTTGAACCAAGAGATCAGCGCGTCGCTTCGAGATTTCCGGGCGCAGCAACAGGGGTCGCGGCGCTAATGACGCCATCCCCGCACACATTGTAGGAGAGTCCAAGTGCCGTTGCCTGGAATCGGTGTAGCCCCTTCGGCCGGGTCAGTCTACAATGAGCTGACGGCGGTCACTAGGCGCGCTTTCGTCAGAAAATTGTTCGTACAACTGTACTTTGCGTCTCCTAGCCTGTTCTATTTGTGGGGGAATGCACAGAAAGCTGCGGGCGGTTTGAACCAGGTAACTATCCCGTTGCAGGGTCAAAGCGTGGTGCAAGGTAGCTTTACTAACTACGGCGGCGGCTTTAACAGCCCAGTAGTTACCCCCGGCGTCCAGAACGGCCAGTGGAACCTAGCCTACTGGGTTGTCCCAATCCCGCTGCCCTTCGGCGAAACGATCCTACAAGCGACTGACCGCGAGGTTTCGCTCCTGAAAGTCAGGATGAACGACGCCTATGCGGTGACGCGGCAGAACATCGCGCGGCTGCTATATACGAACAACTCGGCACAGCCGACGTATCCGAACAGCTTCATAGACGCGTTCGACAACGGCACGAACGTCCCGACCTACGGCGGGATCAACCGCACGACGGCCGGCAATTCGGCGTTTCAGGGCCAGTATATCAACGCGGGCGCTGGCACGACGTGGAACACGACCTACTCAACCGCTACGTTGGGCTGGAACCGGAAGGCTATGTCGTCGCTGTTGTCGAAAATCACTGACACAGCAGGCGGCGAGGCGCCGACGTTTGTCGTAATGAACCCCGCCGACTACGCCACCCTGAACAATGATTTCCAGGGGATTGAAGAGGCGTTCACTACGCCGGGCCGTTCTTACACAGCGGACACGCCGATCCGGTCGAGTTTCCCGAACTTGAACGTGTCGGGCATCCCGATCTTTGCAGACCACTTCACGCCGGTCGGGAATCTTTTCGCTTGCAACTGTAAGTACACGAATCTGTACCTCAGCGAAGATGCCGCCATGGACTTTTCTGGCTTCTATTCGTTAGTTCCGCTGGGTCAGATCGGGCAGCAGGGTATAGTCGTTTTGGGTTACGACCTAATTTCGGCTAAATCTTCGTCTGGTGCCTGGGTGTACGGGTATGGCGGAAATGCCTACTGATGGAAAACAATCCTATAAACTAGGAAAAAGCACTAACAATGGCCTTGGCTATCTCCAACATTTCGGCGTCAGTTCCCGCACCCTTCAGCGAGTTTACCGCGAAGAGGACGAAGCGACAGTTCGCTTGCGTGTATCCTTTTGCTGGGTCGATACGATCAACGCTGGGGGAGCGCGGGTAATGTCCGGTAGTGCCGCGCTCAAACTCGATGCCACTTATGGCGCATCGCCCAGTCCAGATGGACTCGGCCCATTCGCGCGTCAGATCGAACTCGATGGTGCCTTCGCGTGACCGCTTCTTGGCGGAAGCTACAAGGAATGTCCAAGGGAGCTTTTCCTTGCGCTTCCGGTATTCTCGCTTCCGCATATCGGGGTGCGCGGCTCGGTATGCCTTCACGGCATCTGCAACTTGTGGCTTTCTTCGGAGATATTTTGCATGATCTGCCGCGCGGTATTTCTCTGGGTTGGCAGCTCGATCGTCGCGGTGTCTTTGCGTTTCGGCATCTCTGTTCAAATGATAGCGTAACTTGCGCCTCTCGTTCGCTTTTTCTCGGTAGGGGCTATCAGCCCAACGAGGTTTTGCGAGAACGTCTCCGCGCACCTTACACGGTTTTGAGCAATACCTTTGGTCGAATCTTTTCTTCGGAAAGATGGTTCCGCATGTCTCGCACGGCGCTTGCTTTTGTTCGCCATGGGTCTGCTGGGTGCGTCTCATTACGGTCTCCTGACTGTCACGACAACATACCACTCCTAGTGCGGTGGGGAAAGGGATAAGATGCCGACGATTATAAGTGGGCCAGGAGTCGGGCTTCCGCTACCGGCCGCCTTGTATCCCCCGAATCTGAACGGGGCGCCGCTTGACGTAAACAGCAACTACATCGGCATTCCGCCTGGTGGCGCGCTGGTGTTCCCGGCGACGAACGCCAATGGCATCCTGTTCGACACTGGCGCGGTTTGCGTGTCGCAATGGCTTGACCCCGTAACGGGCGTCTGGCGTCTCGATCAGCGCGTTACCGGTGGCGTCCAGCACATCACGTCGGACGGCTTCACCCGCCGCGTCGCGAACCTGACCGGTTGCCCCGTTTCGGCGATCATCGCGGGCGGCGGCACTGGCTTCGCGCAGGCGACGGCCACGATCACCGCGAACATCGGCGGCTCGACGTGGCAGGCCATCGTCGGCGGCTCACTGTCGGTCTCGACCATCTCGGCAGTCGGGGCCAACTACACGCTGCCACCGATCGTGCACATCGCGCTGCCGCCGTCTCCGGGCATACCGGCCAGTGCCCACGCGACCATCGCGAATGGCACGGTGTCGGCGGTCACGCTGGACAACTTCGGGGCCGGCTACCTGACGGCCACGGTTGGCGCCGCGATCCT